CAGGGCGAGTGGAATTTATTGGCAGATGTAGATTTAACAGGAACAGATGATGATGAGCATGCATACGGAATAAGGTCGAAGCTTGGTGATAAATTCGCCGACTGGACAGTGAACACCAGCGGCACTAATGATGCAATTGCGACTATAATAATACAAGATCCACCCATTGACACATACGCCACTTTAAATGGGTACCGAAGCAGTGACGGTGCTTTGATTATAGGAAATGCGAGTGACGGGTACAAGTCAGCTATTTTTACCAATCGAAGAATGTTTGTTGCCAATGTGAAAATGACAGGAGCTGATGGCGTGCAGGTACAGGAAGCTGATAGGATTATGTATTCTCCAGTCAATAAGCCTGACATATTCCCAGCGAGCCAATTCATTGATGTGGTCAAGGGAGATGCGGAGCCCTATATTAAACTTGAAGCTGTAGGTGACAGGCTGTTTGCTTTTAAAGGCGATAACTTATTTATAATAAATATTTCTAACCCAAGTCCTGCTGGATGGTACTTGGAGGCTACCCATAGAGGTATGGGAGTGCTACATCCTGCTGCTGTATTCAAAGCAGACTTTGGAATTATATGGGTTAACCCTAATGGTCTTTTCATATATCAGGAAGGTGGAGGAGTGGCAGAACTGTCAGAGGGTAAGATACTTAATGGTTATGGCACGGATGATTACGGGTTCAATGCTTGGGGGAAATTGATTACAGACAACTCAATTGTTGGATACTCACAGAAAGATAAAGAGATAATTATTAATATAGATTGTAGCAGTGCAACAAATGATACAACTTTTGGCGGTAATGGAGCTGATGTGGTCGTATATGATATGGAAACTCAATCATTCTGGTTTGGTAAGAACAGGCTTACCAGCGGAGGTATAGCATCCAACTTCGAGTATGACTGGAATGGAGACCTGATATATGCTTCAGAAGCATCAGATACTGTAACAATAAGATCGTGGCAATCAGATAGTCAGACTTCTACTGATGCTTTGTTTTCTACAAAGGATATTGATTTCGGTAGCCCAGGGAAAAAGAAAAAGATTTATGATATATACATAACATATAAACATTCTGATAGCACTAGCATAGCAAACTTTCTCAGTTATAGTACTAATGGCGGATCAAGTTTTGTTACTTATGATGGCGATGGATCTACAGCGATTGCAAACAATACATTAGATCAGGCCACAAGTTGGGAGATACACAAGTTTACTTTCACCACCCCTGTTAACTGTCAGAGTATAACATTAAGATTTAATGCGCCCATATCAGATGCAACCTGTGATACAACTAATAACGACACACAAACTACTATGGATAGTACTGCAAATTTAGTAGCTGGTATGGCTGTTACTGGAACTGGGATAGCTGCTGGTACTACGGTTAGTTCGATATCTAGTGGCACAGTATTTGAATTAAGTGCCAATGCTACTGCGAGCAATACAAATACTACGCTTACATTTAGTAGCACAGGAAGTAATGCAAGTAAGCTTAATATAAATGATATATCAATTGAATATAGAGAACTATACGGGAGGGTGGCTGCAACCTAATGCCTTTTCTTAAAATAGACACTTCAGGTATGAATGCCAGATTTGGCAGGGCAAAGATAAAGCCTGAAAAGTCCCGTCAGGTCACAGAATTTAATACTCCCAGCAAGAACAGAGCACCAGACATACCAAAGACAGAAGCTAAAGAGGGCGATATTCTAAGTTACTTTGATGATGGCAAGGGCAAGGTATTAACATCTTTTGATGGCGGATATCAATCTTCTATGACCTCTAAAGTTTCTGATATGAACAGAATTGATCTCGGATTTGACCCTATGTCAATTGAAGCAGGTAAAGGATCTAGGATAACATTTAGAGGGGTAGTCCAAGCTGGTTTAGTAGGGCAGAATATTATTACTATTACATCTGGTAATAAAACTCAATACATATCGGGCAAGGCTCTTTATCTCGATGGAAGTCTAGGTGGCGAGGTTGGATCGTTTGTTCGTGCTAATACAGCTTGTGAAATAAATGAAATTGTTATTGATGATGCTGGTCATTTTGATGCCTGCATAGTAATCCTTGAATCTGGCGGTGCGAATTGGACATTTGAAATGGGAACATCATCTGCTCAGAATAACGATCTTGTTATGGATTCTGATGATTTATTTTATGCAGAACTTTCAAGTAATGATATGACAATTACATCTGGAGCGAGGGCAATGTTTACCAGAAGTTCCAATGATTGGAAACTACATTCTCTTTCAAGCTTAGACGGTATTATAATGCAGACTGGAGCATTACAACCCATTGCAGATAATACTTATGATTTAGGNGCAAGTGCCAAGGCTTGGCAAGATATATATATGCAGGGGAGTCTTTCTATACAAAATACTGCGAGTGTTCCAACAGATGGCCCAACAGATGGAATATACTTGTTTGCTCAAGATGTATCTACTAGTTCAGAATTGAAAGTAGTGGATGAAGCTGCCAATGTCACTGTCCTATCTCCTCACAACTTCAGTTTATGCGGAGGCCCATCAGAGGATATGGCTTGGGCTTATTACTCAGAGAATGGCAGTAAAAAAATTAATGTAGATATGTTGAAACTGGCAAGGTTGGTTGAAGACCTTTCTGGTGAGAAGCTCGTATACACAGAAGAGGAAAAGAATGAACATAGCGGTTTAGTATTGTCGATAAATAGCATAAATTTAAAAGGATTAATCTATTATGCCTAGAACACCTACATACGGAAGAGCGACTGGTCCAGGCGACGCCGTCGGCTCTAGTATATATGAAATGTACGCCCCACAAAGAGCATCAACTGAATTCGGAGTTGATTATGCCAGAACTGGATTTGAATTTCAAAAAGAAGTAGAGTTTGAGAAGCAAAGACAATTAGACGCTAAAATAGCACAGAACCAGCGAATTCGGGATCTTCAGGAACAGGAGGCTGACAAAAGAAGAGGCAAGAAAAGAAAAGGGCAAAAAACAAGCACAGCTGCCGCTGGCGCCTATGCAGGAGCAAAATTTGGTGCTGCGGGAGGCATACCAGGAGCTTTAATTGGCGGAGCTATTGGAGGTCTTGGAGGCTGGTTATTTGGTGAAGATGGTGGGATGGTACCTTTTATTAATCCAGACAGTCTTTTATATAAACAGTATCAGAATGGTGGAGATGTAACTGGATACTCAGGAGGACGGCCTAAGTTTCTCCGCAGAGGATATCAGAATCTACAATTTCGGGAAGAGGATGTAGAAAGAGCACAGGAAAATTTAAAGTCAGTGAAAGCATATAATTTCTGGGACGCTGCTAAAGATGTAGGTAAAGGATTTATGGCAGGGAAAGACTTAATGAGTATGGTTGATGTTCCAGGTATTCAGGCTTTAATAAAAGATATACCGCAATATGGACTTGGAGACGCATTTAAGCATAGCGTTGCAAGGGGAGGTGGATTAAGTGATTTCTTTGGTGATAAAACTACCAAAAAATACCAAGATGTTTTTAAAGAGAATGTGACAAGGGTAGGGATGGAACAAAATCCATGGCTTAATCAAACGGATGAAGAATTCTGGGGGGCTGGTGGAGGATATGTACCAACGCCAGCTAGGAAGTCTATTTATAGAGATCAAGCTCGTGCAACTAAGTATTTAAAATAAATAATGCCAGGATTTAATAATAATATGTTTTCTCTACTTGGACTGCAGAGAGGTGGATTTGCAGAAGGTAAAGGAAGAGGGAGGGGTATGTCTGGAGAATATAATATGCCCGCCGCCCCACCAAATCCGAGTATGCCAGCAGCACCAGTTGCTCCTCCATCCCCACGAGCATTTTCTCCATCTCCTCAAGCAGCTTCAATGGGGGCAAATCTTGGTGGGTATGGTGCCCAAGAGGTACAACCATCAATGTCACCCGCAGCAGCGACAGAGGCTGGAAAATTAGGAGCTGGAATAGGGGCGGCTACCCCTAGCCCTGCAACTGGAGGAGTTGGAGGCGGATCAGCGGGGATGGTAGGTGGAACAACATTAACACCAGCCACTCCATCAGCAGCAGGCGGGGGAACTGGAGGACTACCAACAGCTACACTTGGAAGAGCTCCTGGAGGACCACCAACACCACCAATGGGAGGGCCTGGAGGA